TTATTTAGCTTTTTTGTTGATATAAGCGGCTTCTAAGGCTTTTATTTCGTCTAGCAAGTCAGCTATTACACGAATAGCAACAGTTTTATACGGATTCCGTTTAGGTGTTCCGTCTTTGTTTTTACCGCCTTTGTTTGTTACTGACATTAAAACTATTAGTTACCACTTAATCTATTAACATTCTACCTGTACAAGTTATTTCATTGCAAGTTTTTATATTTTCTTTTGGCGTGTACGGGCTTTACGGGGCTACGCTATCGCTTCGGCCTCCTCGCTACGCTGCGGGGGCTAAACCCCTGCAATCCCTCACGCATTTAAAAGGCTGGGGTTTTAATCGGTGCAATCAAAGTAAATAGAATCTAGTGGCATGAATGCCCAAAACAAAACATTATACGTTCGTTCGGGTTCGCTTCAAGGTCGCAAGCTTCCTATTCCGCTCACCGCTTCACTCACTAAAGAGAACCGCTTTTACGTCGGGCATCATGCCACGGTTTTAACCTACTCTCAAGCGGTTATTAATAAATTTACTATATTAATTTAAACTTGTTAACGGGTTTAATATCGCTTACAATGGTTAATGTAAGGTTTTTAAGTGGTAACTAAAAATGCAAAAAGTAGCTTTTACAGGTTCAAGAAAAGGTTTTCAAAATCAAACTTTAGTCTCTCGTGTTGCTCGTCAAGTCCACGCAGCGGGTCATCTTGTTTTGGTTGGCTGTGCCAACGGTGTGGACGCAGTTGTACGTCATTCCGTTCCAGCTCAGGTTTTTAAAGTTGCTTCCCCATTTTCCGGCACGGGTTCATCCCTGGCGTCAGCTCTCGCTCGTCGTTCCATCTCAATGGTTCAGGCTTGTTCTGTTCTCGTTGGGTTCGCTTCTGTTCCTTGCCCCTCGGGCGTTTCTCCCGCTTCTCATTTTGGGGCTTGTGGTGGGTCTGGCACGTGGGCTTCTCTTGCTTACGCAGTTTCGCAAGGTGTACGGGTATTTGTGTTCCCCGCCCCTGGTATTTCTCTTCCTCCTTGGGCTGGTGGTCAGTGGGTGCAGGCTTGCCCCTCGGGTTTGTGGTCTGGTTCTTTTGTTTGGCAGCCCTCCGCCACTCAATTAAAACTTATTTAGGGCTGTAGCCCCTCTTTTGGTGTCTCTCTAACAGGCATCAAAAAAGGGATTAAGCTCGCAACTTAACCCCTTAAATCACATACTTAGCAAAGCAAAAATCATGATAACACTCAATCGCAAAATCAAAGCATTAACAACACTCACAGACAACGAACGTTCTACAGTCATTGAACGTGGTCAACTTGGAGAGGTTGTAATAAATTACAATCCGGGTCAAAAATTCGCCGAAGTTGTAGTAAAAGGCGGCTACTCTATCGAGGGTACAGGCTATAGAATGGACATTACAGACTTTAAAAACGCTTTTCAAATCATCAACTAATAACGGAGAATCAAAATATGAAAATTATCAACGCAAAAGTAAAATGGCCTTCTGGAAAAATCATCAACACCGAATACGGCCAACGAATTAATGTAGTCCTCATCAGTGATGAAGGGGAAGAGATTAAGCTATGGGGCAACCCGGGCGACCAAATCGGCCAACTTAAAAAAGGCGAAAATGTACAATTACTGAAAGACGAAAAGGGAAAGCTTAAATTGATAGATAATTCAATTGATGAAGACCCCGACCCCGTGCAGACACACAGCCCCGCAAGCGGGGAAATGCTGACGCAAGGCAAAAAGCTTGCTGAATGCGTCGAATTGATGAACAGCTTGCTACCTCAGTACAAAAACGAACCGGAGTTAATTACAAAGCTAGGAACGAGTTTATTTATTCAATTGAACAAATAAGTTATACTAATTCCTAACCCTCTGTCGTTCTGTTACCACTTTCGGCAGGGGGCTTTTTATTTGTTAACAGGTTTACAAACACCAACAAAAAAGATAAACTTGTTAACAGGTAAACTTAAGGAGTGGTAACAATGCAAAACCCAGAGAAACCCGCCTATCTTGGAGGAAAGCAAAAAAAAGCCGAATACGAAAGTACACATGTAAGGGTCCCAAATCCTATTAAAGAAGAAGTCTTAAACATTATTTGGAATTGGAGAAAAAACATTTCATCCAAAAGCTCAAATAACGAATATTGTCAGCAGTTAGAAAACCTAGATAACCTAATCAAAGAACTACAAATTAATTTAGATAGCCCCCGCAGTTCTTCACTGGTGAAAATACGAAAGCATTTAGAAGAAAAATGTCAAACTTCTTTCATTATCTGATTAACTCACCCCCTCGCACAGGCAAGGCACACAGCAAGGAGCAACTAAAAGCAATACCCCTAACTTGCAGCCTTGCCACCTCGGTGGCGGTTGCTCAAGGCTGAGCTAGGTTTGCAAGGCTTAGCACTTCACGGGGTCAGGCTACGCACTACGCAGCTACGCCTACCCCGTTCAATTTACGCCAACGCATGACCAATCCATGAATTTCATCACCAGGGCAAGCCGTGGGATTTAATTCCCTGTGAGTGTGAACTTGTTCAGGGTTCAAGTTAAATCTTTTTGTAAGAATAGTTAAAACGTTGCTGAGTGCTACTTTTTGCAAACTGTGCATACCGTAATCTTTGTTTCCGACAACGCAAATGGCGACAGAGTCAGAGTTAAAACCTAGAGTATGAGCACCGACCTCGTCAGGAAGTAAAAATTTATCATCATTCAACTTGCGACCAAGTTTTACCAAATCGCCCCACGTTCTAATCAATTCGCCTTCAAGCTGCAAGCTGTCAGGATGCAAAATAAGACGATGATATCCAATATCTCGCCAGCCCTTTGCTTTATGCCATGCTCTGAGCTGTTCCACAGTTGTATATTTTCGAGATGCCGACCAGTGAACAATTATTTTTTTAATTTCGTTCATAAATTTAAACTTGTTAACAAATAAAAAAAGGGGCTTAGCTCGCAACTAAACCCCCCTACCTTATTTCAATGAATCCACAACAAAAGAAATTACATACATTACTTATTTATCACCAAACAATGAGCAAAAATCATTCGGCAATATCTTTTATAGCATCAATGCGATTTTTTGAAAATCTCGGCAAAGTTCTAATTGTCTTGATTGCTTCAACCTTCAGAGCATAGTCAGTATACTCAGCACGGGAAGGGTGAAAACGAGAATTAATAGGATAACTAAACAATAAATAGCCGTCTCTCTTTCCTTCATAAATTATGCCTTCACTTGCGAGCTGTGCCAAGACCTCGGGGCAAATCGGGTTACATTGGTTGCGGGTTGCTCGCTCTTCGCTTGCAAGTTCCGACAATTCCGACAAGAGAATTTTTTGCGAAATCTCGGGGGGCGATACTCTGTAAGATTTACTTTCTGAGCGTTCATTTTTATTATTGCCTCGCTGTGGAGCTGAATAAGCAATCTTGGAGAGAGACAGGAGGAATACCAGCAAGCTTAAAATAATCTTGGTAATCATCAGGTACGATACGGGACGGAGAATAATTCATTGCTGAACTTATAAAACCATTATCGCAATTTGCTAAAAGTTCGCTACAGAACAATTTATCTTGATTATTATTATCGTCATAAGGGAAAAACCTTCTACGTGCGACCACAAGCCCAACATCAAGAAAAGCATATGACTTGCCAATATGTTTGTTAAGTTGGATTGGATTTAACCGAGCTTCTGGATACTCCCAAACGTGTATAACTTTTCTGTGGTTCTCCTGATAAAAATCGTAAAGTGTCAACAGCCTAACCCCATGTTGCCAGACGCTTTCTACAACCACCCAAGTATTTAACACTTTGTGAAAGTATGCGCCCGAAACGTGAGTTAACCTTTCTCTGAGCCTGCTTGTTGACTGAGTTTGTCCCGCTTGAATTGCCTGAGCAAATGCACCCCGACCGATTGAACCGATAATGTAAGTTTTGTCTTTGTCCATTTTATTAGAAGAGTTTGACAATTGAAAATCTTGTGTAAGCACTTGCAGAAATCGTATTCGCAGGCGTTAGGCTCAAAAACCTAATTACATGACCAGCAGTAAGCCAAACAGTTATCGCAAGCGAAATAAAGGCACTTACACCAGATGCCCCAAGACCCTGATTAAATACCAATAAATCACCAGAGGAAGAGGCAGTAACAACAGACGTAGCATTGCGAGTAATAGCACCATTCGCAGCTACTGCCGTGGCTAAACCCTGATCTACAAAACTAATCGCATAAAGGCCAGTCTCGTTTATCGTTATTGAATCACCCAAAGTAGCAGACTGATTAAAAGTCAATGCAGGGCTACCAGTGTCTTTAATACTGTTTGAAAAACGTCTTACCTCGGTATTGGTAGATCCAAACCCGTTACCAGTCCTCCATCTTATTTCACGGTCTGGACTTGCCCCCGCAGGGTCATTTTTCCAACCCCTTACACCGCCTGCATCAGTACCGTAAACTTTATTGTTACCTGGACTAAGTAAATCACCATCAAGCTCAGCATTACCTGCATTATTTACAATTGACTTTGCAACACCAAGCCCCAAACCCGCAGGACCCGTGTCCCCTTTTTGTCCCTGCTGAATAATTATATTTGGTGGAGGAACTTGGATAACTTCAATATTGCTCATGAAGTAGCCTCCGCTCTTGCGTTGATCGTGCCTTCAAACATCCTAATTTTCTTACCTGCTAGAGTCATTTCAATGTCATAGACATGTACACCCGTCGCCATTGCCGAAGTTGCCGTATTTGATAGAGCTACTTTAAAAACCCCATTCGGAGCGTCGGTTATTGTAATTGTGAAAGTTGCACTCAGAGCACCGGTATAATTTCCAACTTTCGCTTTTCCTTCAAAAGTTGCACCAGTGATATTGATGGGGTTACAGCTTGAATCTTTGTAATTGCAAGTTATTTCCCAATCCGTACCTTTATCCAAATCGAAAGAATAATTCTGAGCCACTTCTACACCTCCAGAAAGCGGTAAGGGTCAAGCTTCTTGTATTCAAAAGCGGGAATAGTATAAAAATCTACTGTTTTTGTCAAAGTCTCACTAATTGGGGCTTGATACCCTAAGCTAATGTCTCTATCGTTTATTGACGTAATTGGTACCGTCGGGGTACGTTCATCAACAGCAAGTAAATCAAAATTACCTGTATAAGTTTTAACAGGTTGCGTATTCGACGCAGGATTAGGGACAACAGCTAAAAAAGATTCAAAAGTATTCCCACCACCAAGAGTCGCAATAGGCAAACTAAGTGCCGTGCGATTCTCCCAGCCCTCTTTCTTCTGAACATCTTTTGAGCTACGATAACCCAGTAACCAAGCACACATAACCGCAGCTTGCAGCCTGAGGCCATGAGGCAATAGGGGCAAGTTTTGACTATTGCAGCCATCGGGCAGAGCATAACCAAACCAACCATTAATTATTATTTTTTGTCCCCAGTCAATCGGCCAGCCTTCACTATTCAGCCTTCGCAAAGTGGCTACATGGTTTTTTGGCTGATGATATTCAGTTGACAGCAAACTAACATCATCCTCAGAGATTGAATTGACTTTTCCAATGGGAAACGGCAAGTGTAGGAAAGAAGTTTCTTTAAAATAATTCTCTTTTCGGCAGTCAAATAAATTAGATGAATAATTTTGAGGGTAAAAAATAGTATTGCAATACTTATCAATCTCCCTAGAAACATGATTGATAGCGGATATTATACGAGATTGCAATAGAGGGTCTACAGTCCCCGAGAGGTTGCACTCAACGAAGACATCATCAACAGTACAATAATTATTTTCAAGTACTAGACCCATCACCCCGCCTAACTATTCAGAAGAAACACATTAACGTTATCGCCTTTTTTTATCTTGTCTTGAACTTTATAGTATTGATAAGGCAATACTATTTTTAACGTTGCGTGTTGCTTGCCAACGGTATACGAAAATTCCTCTACAGTAAACTGCAAGGCTTCATTATTAAGAATTTTCTCTAACTCATGCAAAGCTTCACGTTTTGATATTTCATGGTTACAAAGTTTGTCAATAATTTCAGGTACTCTCACCGTTATCTCTCCTATTCGTTGGTTTGCTCATCTTCTTGTTTTGCTTCTTCATCTTGTTTTGTTTCTCCTTTTGGTGATGTTGGCGATTCAGGAATTAAAACAAAGCCCTGAACCTCGGCATAAGTAGGAAGCTGAATAAATTCTTTTTCAGTCTTACCGATAAGAGTATTTATCACATTCTGAAGCTCTGCAACGGCTGAAAGCAACAAGGATAAAATTTCTTTTATGTCAGTTGTCTCAGCCTCTTTGTTTTGTTTTTTTGTCATTTTTGTCATTTTTATATCGGTTAACAAGTTTAAGCGGTGATGTTACGTGTTATTGCAACAACTTCTTTACCAGCAGCAGGAGTAAACACAGGGTTAAAGCCTGCTTTCACGTAACCAAAAATTCTATTTACGTTCAATCTTGCCATCTCTGAGCTTGATTCGGGAGTATGGACGATTAACTTAATACCTTTCATAACGCTAACTTTGAACATATCGCGGTGAACAGTAATAGCAGTTGCAAAAGTATTACCGCTTGCAGCATTGACCCCAGCAGCAGCATTGACATCTGAACGCTGAAACTCAGAGTTATAAACTGGTGTACCGCTAATATAACCAACTAAACCGCGCTCAATTTCCGCTTGTGTTCCCCACTTGGCTAACATCAAAGTTGCATCTTTCCAATCGCTAGTATTGAATAAAGTAAATTGAGATTGAACGGGGATAATAGTTGCTAGTCTAGTTAATCGGGCAGCGTATTTCTTCATTAATTTGAGTTGATTAATAATGTCAGTTGTTGCAATTGCACCCCCAGCACCAGCATTAACCAAAGTAGCAACAGCAAGAGCCAACTTTCTTAAACCTTTCCAACCCTTGCGGTAGTCAGTTGCAGCAAGCGCGGCAATGTCAGTATCTTGGTGTGTTGCTGTGTCATCCCCGTTCAAAATAGCATCATCCAGGTTACGAGACCAAGCACGGACTAAACTTTCCTGAATGATGGGAATTAAATCGACTACGCTTTGCTCACTTAAATCTACGCTGTAATCAACATAGCCCCTAAAGTTTTTATTCGTAAGTGTCGTTTGTCCGGTTGTAGTTTGGCCTATGTCGGGGGTTGCTACGTCAGTTCCAACCAACTGGAAATTAAAGTTACCTTGTAAGTTTGGTCTTTTTTCAACCATTGCATTAGTTTTAATCATTTCAAAGAGTCCGTGAATAGCGGGCATTAACTCTAAATCACGCAGCAAAGCACCAGTCAAATTAGATGGTATATATTCAAGACCCGCCCCCGCTGTGGTTGCGTCGAAATCCTTTTGCATTGCTTCTAACGCCTTGAGTCTATGATAAAACTCATCTTTAGCTTTTTCTTGTTCTAAACCTGTAAAAGCGTCTCTTCTAAGCAGTATATTTCCAAGTTGCTTTTCATGAATTGGCAAATTGCCCCAGCTTCCGCCCTCTTTAGCTGACTTGGTAGGAATTTGAACATCATTAGACACTGATTTTTTAAGGATTTTTTCGAGCGCTGATATCTGTTCAGACTCCCCGTTTGAGCGTTCTTTTTTATTATTGTCGTCGCTCGGTAGCTGTGGAGTTGCTACACCAGCAGACTTGAGAGCGTCAGCTACGGAAGACTTGATTAAAGTTTGTAACTCTGTCTTTGAAATATTGTCATCTTGCTGATTTACACCCTTAGTCCCGTACTTTGTTTTTAGTTCTGTCATTTCTTATACCCTTACCCTGTATAAGTATCAGAATATCAAACAACTTTCAAACCTGCTAATGTGCAAGAGTCATTACTAAAATCTTTTGCTTCAACCACAGCCCCAGCATTTGCAGGCACAGCCACAATAGAGATTTCATACAAATCTTCAACTTTAACAATGGCTTTTTTATCGTAAGTCCACCAACCACCAACGGAAATAGAATTTATAATGCCCTCTTTGAGTCTGTACCGCAGCGATTTAAAAGCGGGGTCATTTGTAATTGCAGCTTCAAAATATAAGCCCTTTTCATCCTCTCGCAAAAGCTCAACTTTACCCGCTATCTTCTCGACTTGATAATCATGGTCAAGCAATAGCACGGGGTTAGTTGCTAAATACTTTGTTATTGCCTCAGTCCATGCACCCTTTAGAAAGTATTCCCCATATCGGTCATGTTCATAAGTCGATGCATAACCGCTTATAATCACATCTTGATAATCATCCCCAACCTGTTTAAAACTTTTAACGGTTGCAGATGCTAATAAGTTCTTTACTTTTTTGTTCATTATTTGTTACTCCATCACCCAACGAAACACCCATCAATCTAGCGTACTCTTCTTTATCAATTATTCCATCCTGATAAGTTTTTGATACCCAAGAGGATTTTAAATTTAAATTCTCGTGTTGTGGCTTGATAAATTCAAACTTTAAATCTTTGTCAATGTGAGATATCAACTCTTTATTAATCAACTCTTCTAAACGTTCAAGAAGAGGCAACAAAGTATTACTTATAAATATTCGTTCCTGGATTTCCGCATTGGAAAAATTAACCCCATCCGTGAACCCAAGCAAAGCACCAGGCACACCGAACACGGCCAGAATATCATCCCGTGTAAGTTTAGCTTGTTCCACATCCTGAGCGTCTCGCTGTGTTGTTGCAGTTGGATAAAACCGCATGCCAGCCCAAGCGAAGAACACCTTAAAGAAGTTCTTAGTTCCTTGCAACTCCTCCAACATGGACGCCTTCATCCTTTGTCTTTGCTCGGTTGAAATGCTTGCAGCATCAGAGCTAAACACCCCAGATAATACCGTTCCGTTCTTGTAAAACTGACTTGAATAAACATCACGATTTAAGTTTTTTTGTAGTAATACCTCAGCACGTTCAACGACTCCAAGCCCAGCCGAAGGGTTTGAGGGTGAAGGGTAATAAAAATGTGCTACTTCTGAGAGTTCAAGCCTAACCCGTTCCCCGCCTCTCACCTGATATTCATAATGACTAGGAAACAAATCAGCGATTGTATAAAGCTGTACATCATTGGGAGACAATAAATAAAAACCTTCTTTACCGTTCCCAAGCCTGAGAATATAAGAATGTCCTAAGCTTTCCAGATGCCATACAATTAATTCGAGTAAATCGGGGAGACTTTGAAAGTAATTTACCTTCTTGAAATATTCAGGCACTTCAACTTCCTGACCATTACGGGTGAATTTATACTTTGTTGTTCTGACTTTGCTAGCCTTAAGCCCAATACAAGCAGAGGCAAGGGGAAGTTTTGAAGATAAATATTTGATGTAATTATTTTTGCTGACCTCATAGTAAGGCAGTGCAGGCACATTAAATATACTCGGTGTTTCTTGCTTCTTTTTGAATAATCCGAACATTGTTTTTAATCTCATACGAAACTATTAAATTTAATAGCATGTTTGGCAAGTGCTAGGCTGATAACGTGGTCATCATGAAAACCCTCAGGGGCTGAAAACTGTCTTAGTCCCGTTCGTGAAATGTTCTGTTCATAGATTCTTAGTTCGTTATGGTAATCCTCAAATTGAACAGGAATTATTATTTCACCCCGTTCAATGCTTAAAGTTAAATCGTCTATAACTTGACATTTTGATTCATTTGTAAAAATGTAAGCATGCAGCCCCGTAACTGTTTTATCTGCTAATTGTTCAATAACAGAATCACCTAAGCCCGTTCCGTCAACAGTGCAAGCGACAACTTGATATTTATTAAGAATATGGGCGATTAAATCAGTTTGTTGAGTCCAGTTAATAGTCTGGATTTTTAAAGTTTCTACTACTTCAATAAACCCGTTAACAAGTTTAACGATGGTTAATACTGTGTAATCTTCTTTGCGAGCAAGGTCTAGGCCAGCGTAATACTGTACACCTGGTTCATAGCCCGCAGGATTTTTATAAAGCTTACATTTTTCTAAGTCGGCAGCAGTCCATAAAACGGTGATTGGGTTATTGAATTTGGCACAATATTGGCGGAGAAATTCGAGGCGGGGAATAGTTTTAAAAAGTCTGTGCCATTCGTCCACGCTCACGGCAGGGTTAACAATGCTAGGGAGCTGTATAGCCTTGTAGCCCTTAACCCCTCGTTTAGCTTCTTTGTATTTTTCAAAGTACCAATTCTGGAGAGCAGGCACGCCGATAGCGACCAATTGACCTGGCCATTCCAGTAGAGCGGGTTCAAGCTCTCTAAAAGAATCATCACGAAAAAATCCCGACTCATCAATAATGACTTTTGAATAACCTTTAGAAACAAGGCTCTTAGGCTTATCACCCGAGCGAGTATAAAGTACCGAACCAAGACGGCGAAGGGATAATTTTCTTTCGCTTCGAGAATAATGGGGCTTGTATTGGTGAAGGTGTTTAAAAACTAAATCATGAGCACGTTCAAATACAGCCTTTGTTAAATCGGCAGTGGGTGCAGTTATCAAAGCACAACGCCCACCAAAAACAGGGTGAGGGGGTTTAATTAATTCGGTTACAGCTTCAAAGCTTGCAGCGTGAGATTTACCACCACGACGACCAAACAGGGCAATTAAAACACGACTTTCTAAACTTGACTTGTGAAGTTTTAATTGTCCTCGGTGTGGTTCATACTGCAAACGCTCAAAGCAATAATCTAAATTCATTCTCCCTCATACATCCCCCAGATAATTAAATCTTCAATTCCGTACGGGTATTCATCCATGCTATTCACCTCTCATCTTAAGTAAATCATCAAGTAACTCATCATCTTTTTTATTGTCTGAAGCGATTTTAAAGAGCCTTGCCACATTTGCGGTTGAAATTCTGAAAACGTCGAGAAAAGTTTGAACATTAAGATAGTTCACTTGTTGACCGTTGAGGTAGTCAAAGAGCTTTTCAAACGTCAATCGCCTTAACAAAGTATCGTACTGATAGCTCACCGAATGATAATCTTCTAAGACTTTTTTTAAATCATCATCCTTGATAAACCTTGTTTCTATTGGCAAAGCAACGGGGGCGGGTTGTGTCTTAGCTTTCTCAATCGCCTTAGATACTATATCCCGCTTATCTTTATCCCAGTTCCCCGATTTAATCCAACTTTGCACGGTTGAACGGTGCAGGGTTTTACATGCCGATTTAAAGCGGTGTTTGAGTTGCTTCAAAATTTCATCTAAGCTCAAATCCTGCATAAAAAGCTGATAAGCCTCCTTCTTTATTTTCTCTGAGTATTTTGTTTTTGTAGACACTGAAATTTTGTCGAATAACTCACGGCCTCATATCACAGTAAACCCGCAGCCCGAGCGTTGTTTTATTTTATTAGAGCCTGCATTTTGATTTTGACATGTTCAGGGCAAGGAACACCGCTAATATCAACAGGTTTGTATGTCTGCTGTGTTGTTGGCTGATGCTTGGCCTTGTACTGTGCTTTAATTGCCTGATATCGCTCAGCAAAGTTAATCAATCCCCAACTACTCAATAACTTTGATTGATAAAGCGGAGAGACTAACGCACGTTCTAAGTTTGTAATTATTGTTTCCTCAGTATCTACCTTTAACAAGTCTCTGAGATGCATCAGGCTAGACACTGGAGACGTTAATTTAACTTTATAGTTAATGAATATTCCCTTGATTCTCTCAAATGCATTTAAAAGATGAGGGGCATCAAGACCATACTTTTTAATCCGCTCGTCTTCTTTTTGTTTTTCTTTGCTTCTCTCTACTCTCCTCTTATCTCTTCTTATCTCCTCTCCTCTTAGGGTAGTTTGTGGGCTGTTTGTGGGTAGGTCTTGACCATCTGGCGGATTGCTAGGACTCTCTAGGGCTTTCTGTTTTCTTTGTAGCTCGTAAAGATATTTTGATTGATGTTTTTCCCAGTTCGTAATAATAATTTCTTGTTCTGTCAATCGGATATATTTTATTTCATGCAAAAGCTCAAAAGCTCGCTTAACTTCGTGCTCAGTTACTCGTAATTTCTTCGCTAAACCTATCAACTGATAGCGTGAAGAAATAATTACGCGCTCGCTTTTCGCTTTTGTCGCTTGACAGCGTAGCCACAGCAAAACAACAGGCAAAGAATTACATTCATCCCAAGCGGCTGTAAACTCTTCTCTATCAAGCTCATCTTCGTAGACTTTAAACCAATCGGACATACTTGTTACCACCTTTTGAACCCAGTTTGTGGCAGGTTAGAACGTCCGTTTGCAGCATGTCACAAATCAACTTTTTTTGTACTTTCCGTGCAATTTTTACAATGTTTGAGATGTATTGTTAATTAAATTAGTAATTTGTTGATTCACCTGCTCCGCACTTAACTCACCGTCACAAATTGAACCTGACCTATAACCCAGATTATAAGTAATTTCTTCCCTCTCGCCATCGGGATTAATATCTAAGCGTGAACTTGGTGACACACTACCATCTTGATTAAGTGTCCAAGCTGAGATTACATAATTTCTGGTGCTCTGTTCAACGGAAGCTGGTGACTGTAATATTACTACTCTATCCGCTTCAGAAGCTCTTCCGTCATTATTAGAGTCTTTGTAATAGATTTCGAGATTAGATAGAATTTGATCAGAACCAGGAGCGAAAAAGTCATTGGCTCTATCAGGCCCTTCTCTAGGATAAACATAAGAGTCAGCAATGGTACTGGCAAATGAGTCTGCATCAGATAAAGCACGGAAATTGTTTCTCTCAAGTAGGTCTCTGGTATTTTGAAAGACCTCGGAAAGGTTTCCATCCGTTTGAGAACTTCCACAGGCAACTCTTATTGGATTTACATCCAT